ACTTTGAGGATCGTAACGAAGCAGAGCGTAAGGCACACCTACTTGCGGCAACTAGAACTGCACACCCTTGGAACAAGCATGACAATGGTGAGTGGTTTAAATTGACACAACAACAGGCAATAGAAATACTAAAGGAGATTACAGATGATTAAAGTAACATACATAGATCACATGGGCAGTGACCTGTCTGTAGTTAATGCGGCACGTGTATCCTTTGGTAAAGTATCTACATGGCATGACCATGATAGTGAAACAGATCAGTATATCTTGAAGGATAATGATAGTAAGTTAATCCACTACTTAGCAGAACACAAACACACCTCACCCTTTGGTCATTGCTTTGCATCCTTTCATGTCAAGGCTCCCATTTTTGTAGCTCGACAGTTAGTGAAGCATAAGTTCCTACGTTGGAATGAGATAAGCCGTAGGTATGTAGACGATAAACCAACTTACTACTACCCTGATAAATGGAGAGGCCGTAGTATTGACAAGAAGCAGGGTAGCGAAGGTGTTATAGACTTGTCTACTATAGAAGACTCACCGTACAATACTGCCATACTTGGTTCTGGAAACATGGATGGTCATGTTATAGAAATATCTGAATGGTTACTTGAGACATATAAAACTCTTGTGCATAATGGAGTAGCACCAGAGCAAGCACGTATGGTGTTGCCACAAAGCACCATGACTGAATGGTACTGGTCAGGTAGCCTTGACGCCTTTGCAGATATGTGCAACCTTAGATGTGCAGGAGATACACAATACGAGACGAGACTAGTAGCAAATAGAATATGCAATAGCATGAAAGGATTGTTTCCTGTGTCATGGTTGGCATTAAGATTGGAGAAGTAGGATGAATTGTTGGCATTGTAAATCAGAATTAATATGGGGTGGGGATGATGACATTAAAAAATCCCACGACATTGAAGAGTCCGATGACTACTCTATGGTAACAAATCTTTCCTGTCCTACATGTAATAGTTTTGTGTTAGTATACTATCCAAAAGAAGAGGAGAAATAATATGTACGCAGTGATGTTTGAGATAGAAAAATATGAGTTTGTATATGATACAGGTAAGGACTGCTTTACACCATCTGATCCTGCTATATATTTTACCAATAAAAAAGAAGCACAGAAACGTGCAGACAAGTGGAACACTGGTGTAGTAGTACCATACATTAAACCAATGACAGATGATGAACGCAAACGTTCTATACAGAGAAAGGGATACCTATGACACACGCTACATCAAGCATAGAGATACGACTACACAGGGCAATGATAGATAACAACCTTACAATTGACGAGGCAATCATTGCAATGGAACTATTTAGAGATAACTTAACCACAGAAAGTCTTGAAGTACATAATGAAGGGGTTGACAATCGTGCCAAGATATACGATAACGACTTCACAATACTAGATGATTGGGACAGATGGTCCTAAGTAAAGGGGATAATACCGACATGAAACACCTAACCCTAGACGTAGAGAACACAGTGGTCAAACGCAATGGCAAGTTACATCTTGATCCGTTTGAGCCAGAGAATACATTGGTTATGGTAGGGATGCTAGATGATCTTGGGAACGAAAACATTATAACTTTCGATCACGCAGAGCAACAACCTACCACAGAGGGTCGGCAAATAGTGCAAGACGCATTGGATGCTGCCCCTCTACTTATTGCACACAACGCACCGCATGACTTGCTCTGGCTATGGGAGTCAGGCTTTGAGTATGACGGTGAGGTATTTGATACCCTGTTGGGTGAGTACGTACTGCAGCGTGGACAGAAGCAGCCACTATCCCTTGAGGCATGTGCTGAACGGTACGAGTTAGACACAAAGAAACAAGACACATTAAAGGAGTACTTTAAAGATGGATATTCCACACGTGATATACCTCATGCTGAACTATCAGAGTATCTATCGCACGATCTACATGCTACTCAGCAATTGTATAATGTTTTGCAGACATCATACGAGGGATGCAGTTCACTAGTACCAACGGTACAGTTGACCAACCAGTTAGCCGTACACCTTGCACGTATATATCAACGTGGGTTTAAGGTTGACGTAGATGCACTGTCTCAAGTGCGTACTGAGTTTGAACATGAACGTAATGCCTTGACGATGGCACTTGAAGAACAGGCCAGTGATCTTATGGGTGACAGACCTATCAACCTCAACAGTCCAGAGCAATTGTCATGGGTTATCTACAGCCGTAAGCCACATGACAAAAAGATATGGGCAGATATGTTTGATGAACGTATGCCTGATGCAGAGTACAGACGTAACGTAAGTAGATACAGCGAGAAGTTGTACAAACAAAAAGCGTATCAATGCCGTGAGTGTAATGGTACTGGACAGATATGGAAACAAAAGAAGGATGGGACACGATATGCCAGATCAAATAGATGCAGCACATGTAATTCTACAGGTTTTACTTATAGGAATATATCTACTAGCCTTGCGGGGCTAAAGTTTACACCACCTAATTCCAAGTGGATTAGTGCCAATGGTTTTGGTACGGGTAAAGACAACCTTGTATTCCTTGAAGGTGTAGCACGTTCCAAGGGCATGAGAGATGCAGTTGTATTTCTACAAAATGTACGTAGATTGTCTGCAGTTGAGACATATCTCAGCAGCTTCGTAGAGGGCATAGCAACGCATGTAAAACCTGACGGTATGCTGCACGTAAGATTACTTCAACATCGTACTGGAACAGGCCGTTTGTCAGGGGCAGACCCCAATATGCAGAACATGCCACGTGGCGGTACGTTTCCTGTCAAAAAGGTGTTCGTATCACGATGGAAGGGTGGTAAAATTATGGAAGCTGACTTTGCACAGCTTGAATTTCGTGTCGCTGCCTTTCTGTCACAGGACATGACTGCCATTGATGAAGTAACCACAGGATTTGATGTGCATAGTTATACTGCAAAGGTTATATCTGATGCAGGTCAGCCTATGTCACGACAAGATGCCAAGGCACATACCTTTGCTCCTTTGTATGGAGCGTCAGGGTTTGGTCGTAGTCCTGCAGAAGCGGCATACTACCAACAGTTTACGACAAAGTATTCTGGTGTAGCTAACTGGCACAAGGCATTAGCCAGTGAAGCATTGAACACTGGTAAGATAACTACACCATCGGGGCGTGAGTTTGCGTTCCCTGATGTAGCAAGGCGAAGGTTCGGGGGTGTGACATATTTCACACAGATTAAAAATTATCCTGTTCAATCGTTTGCAACTGCTGACATTGTACCCATATCTCTGATATACATAGATAAGCTACTAACAGCAAACAAGTTACGCAGTTGCGTAGTCAACACGGTGCATGACTCAATAGTAATTGACGTACACCCAGAAGAGGAAAGGAAAGTATTACGAGTAATAGAAGCAGCAAATGACAAACTAATAGCAATCGTCAATCGCAAGTGGGACATAGATTTTAACATCCCTCTACTATTAGAGGCAAAAATAGGTCCAAACTGGCTTGACACAAAAGACGTAGCGTGATATAACTATCACTCACCTGATCAAAAACAAGGAGACTTTACATATGAATCAAGTTACAACAATAGACACAAACAACTTCGCAGCTATGGCTCAAGCAATGGGCATGAACGCAGAAGCACCACAGAGTACAAGCAAGGCAAGTACACTTGCACGTTTACGTATTCATCACACACCACTCATGGGCCAGCAAGAAGTCAAGGGTAAGATGAAGAACGTAGAGGTTATCTCAGGGGGTACATACAAACTAGAGATACCAGACAATCCTACATACTATGCAGAGGGTGCAATCATAAGGCCATTCCTTCAGCGGTTTATGTACAAGAAGTTTATCAAGGGTAATGACCATACACCGAATCGTTTTCTCAAGACTGTTATGGCTAATGATCTTAACAGTGACATGAAGGACAACGAAGGTGGCTTCAACTGTGGTAAACCTGCAGGGTTCATCAAGGATTGGGCGGCATTGCCTGATACCATGAAGGAATTAATCAAGTCTATCAAACGTGTTCGTGCATTGTTTGGTGTCGTTGAGTTGGTTAATGCAACGGATGAGAATGGTAATGCAGTAGACGTAGAGGCTACACCGTTTATCTGGGAGATTGATAACCGTGATGCCTTTAAGACTATGGGTGATCAGTTCAACAAGTTGTCTAAGATGCAACGACTTCCACCTCAACATAACATGTCATGTAAGACAAAAGAAGTACCACTACCAAACGGTAGCAGCTTCTATGTACCAGAGATAGAACTTGACTTAGGTACTACAATTGACATGGACAATAGTTCTCAAGAAGTATTTGCTAACTTCATGGCATGGATTGAGAACTACAATACATACATCCTTAACGCATGGAATGACAACATGCATAAGAATGAGGACGTAGACACAAACACAGTAGAAGAGTTTGTGGACATTAACGAAGAAGACTTTGTGTAATGGATATGCCATTGTCAGGCATTGTCTATGACATGTCAAATGAGGAGTATCACAAACGTGTAGGGTACTCCTCGTCTGCCATTAAAACGGTGTGCAAGCAATCGCTTGCGCACTACATGGCACAGAAACCATTAGGCGATAGCCCAGCATTTGCGCTTGGCTCTGCCGTACATGCTACGTTGTTAGAACCAGATCGTGACTTAGTTATAAAAGGTCCAAAGACAAGGACATCTAAGATGTTTAAGGACTTGTATAAGAATAGAAAGGATGATGAAGTTGTTCTGACAGAAGTAGAATACTATGTTCATAACAAGATGTGTCAGTCTGCACTAGACAATACTACGTGTAGTAAGATACTAAAAGATAAGCGTAGAGTTACAGAGAGTAGCATCTTTGTAGTGGATAAAGATACTGGTTTAAATTTAAAGACCAGACCTGACCTGTACATTCCAGAGACAGGTGAGATATTTGACATCAAGACTACAGTAGATGCATCGCCTACAGGCTTTGCGGCACAGGTAAAAAAATATGCATACCACATACAGGCTGCGTTCTATGTACACACTTGTAATATGGCAGGGTTAAAGGCTAAGAACTTTAGCTTTATTGCAGTAGAAAAGTCTACACCTTACATTGCACACTTGCACAAGGTAAGTCCTGAGTTACTAAAGGCATCAATAAAAACAGTAAAAGAAACACTTGAATCTATAGCGGAAGCAAATGCTAAAGGTGTATTTGATACTGGTTGGGGTGAACACTCCACTTTAAAAATAGAGGACGTAGCATAACATGAATGGCAAGCAGTTTTCTGCCGCCATGAAACATGGGTATAGGAGTGGACTAGAGATTAGAACCAAAGACTATCTCGTTGAACACAAGATGAAGTTCAAGTATGAGGAAGTCAAAATTGAATGGGAAGATCTTATGTACCGCACCTATACTCCTGACTTTGTATTAGGTAATGGTATAATAATTGAAACAAAAGGATTGTTTACTGCAGACGATAGACGTAAACATCTGGCTGTTAAGGTACAGCATCCCAAGCTAGACATACGCTTTGTATTTACTAGCAGTAGAAGAAAATTAAGTAAGGGTGCTAAAACTACCTATGGACAATGGTGTACGAAACATGATATACCTTTCTGTGACAGGATCATTCCTGAAGAATGGTTAAAAGAAAAAGGAAAGGACATGCATCCTAAGATGATACACTGTCCATACAAGAAAGTAAAAAGGAGATAGCCTATGATAGTAGATGATAGAATATTTATTGAGTTTGATCCAAATGATTACGTTGTACGACTAACTCCTTTCTTAGATAAGAATGGTGCATGGACAGGAGAACTACTTGTAGGTACTGTAACTACAGATGAGAATGAAATGTCAGATGACGATCATTACAATCTTATGCAGATTACAAAGATGGTATGCGCTGCAGTGCCAGCAATAGAAGAAGATAAGAGTGTACGTGAGACATTAATTAGTATAGCTGAACGTGTCGAAGCAGAAGAAGAAGAAACTAAGAAACCTACATCAAAGGTAAAAGAAGTAAAAGAAAATGTTATTAGTGTTAACTTTAATTGAAGGAGAATAGGCAATGAATGTAACTAAGTTTGCAGAGGCAGCAAGTATATTAGACAGTGCATTAGAAGAAGAAGAGGACATGGTAAACTCTCCTGCCCATTATAACTTTGCAGGTGTAGAATGTATTGATGCAATACGTGCAGCCACAGGTGAAGAAGGTTTCTCTTTCTACTTACAAGGAAATGTAATGAAGTATCTATGGCGTTTTAAGTATAAGAATGGTGTAGAGGATCTGAGAAAGGCTCAGTGGTATCTTAACGTACTCATTGAAGATCAAGATGATAGTTAAAGTCTTTCTAGTTCTTGACATAGATGAGGAAGAATATCAGATGCCTGTTGACAACTTCCTAAATGATGAGGTAAGAGAGGCGTTACAAGAATTTATCTACGATGTAGATGGTATGACAATTAAATCAATTAGAACAATAGCGGAGTAGATAGATATGAACAATTACTTACCAACAGATTACCAAGCATTTATACATACGTCACGATATGCCCGTTGGCTTGACGATGAAGGACGCAGAGAGACATGGCCTGAGACAGTGACACGTTACATGAATAATGTAGTTCGTAAATCTACACAGATACCATACAAACAATTCAATGACATTGAAGAGGCCATACTATCGTTAGATGTTATGCCATCTATGAGGGCAATGATGTCTGCTGGACCTGCACTAGACAGAGATAACACTGCAGGATTTAACTGTAGCTACCTACCAGTAGATGATCCTAAATCTTTTGATGAAGCTATGTACATCTTACTGTGTGGCACAGGGGTAGGTTTTAGTGTAGAGCGTCAGTCAATACAGAAGCTACCAGAAGTACCTGAGTTGTACGACAGTGAGACTACCGTTGTAGTTAAGGACAGTAAGGAAGGTTGGGCTAAAGCATTACGTCAAGTACTTGCACTACTATGGGCAGGTGAGATACCTAAGTGGGATATAAGTCAAGTACGTCCTGCAGGTGCAAGGCTCAAGACATTTGGTGGTAGGGCTAGTGGACCTGCTCCATTGGTAGAGTTGTTTAACTTTGCAGTATCTACATTCAAAGCTGCACAAGGACGTAAGCTATCTAGTATGGAGTGTCACGATCTTATGTGCTTCATTGGTCAGATTGTAGTTGTAGGTGGCGTAAGACGTAGTGCCATGATCTCTCTGTCTAACTTGAGTGATGATCGTATGCGTCACGCTAAGTCAGGACAGTGGTGGGAGACTGCAGCACATAGGGCATTGGCTAACAACTCAGTATGTTATACAGAGAAACCTGACATGGAGACATTCATGCGTGAGTGGATCTCTCTTGTAGAAAGCAAGTCAGGTGAACGTGGCATCTTTAATCGTGTAGCATCTAAGAAACAGGCAGCAAAGAATGGTAGGCGTGATGCAGACTATGAGTTTGGTACTAACCCATGCAGTGAGATAATACTTAGGCCATATCAATTTTGTAACCTAACAGAAGTAGTAGTACGAGCAACAGATGACCTTGACTCATTGTCAGATAAGGTACGCATGGCTACTATCCTTGGTACAATACAGTCTAGCCTAACCAAGTTCCCTTACCTACGTAAGATATGGCAGAAGAATACAGATGAAGAACGTCTGTTGGGTGTGTCACTCACAGGGTTGATGGATAATCCATTGATGACATTAAAGAACAAAGGACTCGACAAGACACTTGAGCATCTTAAACAAGTTGCAGTTAGTACAAACCAAGAGTGGGCAGAACTACTTGGCATACCTGTCTCTACTGCTATCTCCTGTGTTAAACCGTCAGGAACCGTATCACAATTAGTAGACAGTGCATCGGGCATACATGCAAGACACAGTAAACATTACATCAGGACTGTACGTGGTGACAATAAAGATGGACTTACACAGTTTATGAAGGATCAAGGTGTACCATCAGAGCCATGTGCAATGAAGCCTGACACTACCACAGTGTTTAGCTTTCCTATTGTTGCACCTAAAAACTCTATCACACGTAATGACATGACTGCTATTCAACAGCTAGAGACATGGCTTATGTACCAGAGACATTGGTGTGAACACAAACCTAGTATTACATGCACAGTACGGGACAGTGAATGGATGGCAGTGGGTGCGTTTGTATATGAACACTTTGATGAGATGTCAGGTGTGTCATTTTTACCACACTCTGATCATAGTTATCAGCAAGCACCTTATCAAGAGGTAGACAAGGACATATATAATGTGGTATTAAAGTCTATGCCTAAGAAGATTGATTGGGCTGGGCTGTCTGAGTACGAGAAAGACGATAACACCAATGCAATGCAGACACTAGCTTGCAGTGGTGACTCATGTGAGATAGTAGACATCTCATAGATAGTGTAGAAAAGGAGAACTATAGCATGACTAAGATAACATTAGACGAAGTTGAATACGAATCAGAAAACTTTAATGACCTACAGAATAATCTGTTGTCAGAGATTAATTACAATAACAATGTTCAAACGCAATTGAACTATCAGTTGCAGAGTGTAAGAACTACTGCAAATATTCTAGTAGGAAAACTGAAGGATGAACTAACAAACAAACCAGAAGAAACAAAACCAGAATCGGAGTAGTACACATGACTGCATACAGAAAACCTTTTTCACGTGGCCTATATGGTAAGTATGATGGCGTAGCTAAACAGACATTGATCTCTCACCTCAAGGGTGAGGGACATGACATTGTAGATACAACGGAGTCCTACAATGCAGACGTAGTAACAAGTAAAGACGGTGTACAATATCACAATGAGGCAGAAGTAAAGACTGCATGGAGAGGCGATTGGCCTACTCATTGGGAAGAAATACGTATACCAGAACGCAAGAAACGTTTGTTGTCTAAGCACAGTGGCAATCTAAAGTTCTACATTTTTAGTGGTGACTTATCTAAGGCATGGTGTATTGATAGTACACAACTTACAGACGATAAACTCAAGGAAGCAAAGGGAAGAAACATCTACAACGGGGAACAGTTCTATCATGTACCCTACAAAGAAGCACAGTTAATTAACGTAGCATAAGGAGATAACCCTATGATAAAGAAGAGTAGAGCCGCACGTGGTTTAGGTAAGTACGATGCACCATTACGTGTACAGTACAGTATGGGCTTTGATGGGTTTAAATATAACCGTCAGGCTAATCCTTTTCACCAAGATACTATGCAGTATCGTGAATGGAATAGGGGCTTTAACAAAGCCTACTTTGATAACTTGAAACGGGTAAAAGAAAATGAGGCTAAAGCAAGAAGCAGAGCAATTTCTAAAGGAGAAGTATAGTATGTCAGACTTTAATGCATATCAACGTAGTGCATCTAGGACTGCAATTTATCCAGACGAACACCGTATACTATATCCAGCACTAGGCTTGGCAGGTGAGGCAGGTGAGGTAGCAAACAAAGTAAAGAAACTTGTACGTGATGGCATAGAAAACAGGCCAGAAGATTGGCGAGAACAAATAGCCAGTGAGATAGGTGATGTACTATGGTACTGTGCCGCACTTGCTACTGATCTTAATCTTACATTAGGTATGATAGCTGCACAGAATGAGGTAAAACTGTCAGCAAGAAAAGATGCAGGTACAATAGGCGGTGATGGAGACAAACGATAAACAAAAAAAATAGGGGGCTTAACTGCCCCCTTTTGTTATTATCTGTTATATGCTTTTCTTAATTGTTCTGCTATTATAACTAACTCTTGTAAGTCTCTAGCATTTGTAGCGTCAGGTGAACGTGTAATATTTTTACCATCTTCTTTTCGTTTAATTTTCATAAACTCTATTGTTGCTTCTGATCTAAGGTCTGGGGGTATTCTTCGATACTTTAACATAGCTCTTACGTAAGGACTTGCACCTGCTAAACCCCCCGGTTTTGCTATGTTAGTTTTTAATTTACTAAACTGAGACTTTGTTAATGCCCTTAACTTTTTAGCAACATAAGCATCCTCTCCTGTTGTAAATAGGCCGCTAAATTTTTTCTTTATCTCACTATCTTCATCAAAATTTTTGTACTCCTTACGTAACTGTTCTTCTCTACTTCTAAGTGCGTTGACTACTAAAGGCATCATGTCTGTTAAATAAACATTTTCTGCATTTCTTATAGAGCTTACTCTTGAAGTACTTCCTAGTTTCCAATCTTTAAACCCTAGATTTTCTAAGTACTCACCATCAGCTTTGTCTTTACTAGTAATGTTTAAACCTAAAAGTACTTTTGCTAGAGGTTTAACTCTTTCTTTTGTACCACCAAACATACTAACTCTATCAGGTAACTTTGCCTCTTCTTCTGGTGATGTAATGTACTTAGCAAGTGGTTTTTTAGTAGCTGACATAAAGGCAGATCCAAAAGATAACACAGGATCTTTACTAGCATCTTTAAAGGCAAGTCCACGTGTGCCATCCAAAGATATTCCTGCTCTTTGTGCCTCTATTAATTGATTGTAAGGTGTACCCCAAGTAGAAAGATAGTTTCCTACTGCACCACCAGCCGCCTTACCTAAAGATTCACCTGTAGTTAAATCAGTTTCACCTTGTATTAATGCAGCTACTTCTTCTATGATAGCATTAGAAGAACCTGTTCTTATATTTGTACCTATAAAAGTTTCACTAGCTTCTTTAGAATCATACCACAAACCAAACGTACCTTCTGCAAGTCGTTTAATTGCTTCACCTATCCACAAAAACTGTCTTAATGGAAACTGTGGTGTAGTATCAAGATCACCATCGGCAGCATTAATATTTTTGTAATCTACTGGTGCATCACCACTTGTTCTGTACATAATAGCAGCACCTATTGCCGCAAAACCTATCAGGTTACGAGAAATTCTTTGTCTATCTTTAGCTGTTAATGGTGAGCTAGTATCTTTTTCTTTTTGAACAAAGTATTGTTTTTTACCATTTTCTATTCTGGTTCTAAATGCTTCTGGTGGTAAAGTACCTTCTTTCTTTAAACTTTCCCATTGTTTTTTAGGTATTTTTTGTTCAAGCTCTATACGTACAAGTGCGCTAACTTTTTTTGCTAATGGAATAGATGCACCACCAGCAGCCTGTCCCATTAATTCCATACTGTTAAACATAAATCTTGGAAAGGGTATAGCAACAGTAAGACCGTTACGTGTAATAAAATTACTTACATCACGAAATACCTTTACCTCTGGTTGTTTTGCGTAGGTTACATCTAATGCTCTTCTAGTTGAATCATCTACTAGATCTAAGAAAGAACGACCTCCTTCTGGTTTTAATCCACCTGCATCATTTAATAGATCACGTAGTTTACCATCTTGTAGTGTATCAATTAAATCAATTCCATACTCACGCCTAGTAAGTCTTTGAAGCTCTCCAAAAAATTGCCCTCTACGAATAAGATATTCTTGCCAACGGTTAGGTGTATTTAAAATATCTGAAGTATCTTCCAACGCAGATAATATTTTATCAGATATACCACCGCTTCCTCTACCCGTAGATTTTTGTATCTCATTTAAATTATTGTACATAAGATCAAATTGTTTTGCAAGTTGAGGTTGACCTAATATTAAATCTGTATATCCTTTAGCTGTATCAGGATCAGCAAACATATATTTTAAGTGACGAAAACTATCCTTCCAACTATCTGATGCAGCTATAGGTGAGTATCCTTTTATACCTTTTCCTGCTTCAATTCCTTTTATTGTTATAGGACTCAGTGACTTTACAGCTTGACCGTAATTACCTTGAGTAGTTTGAAAAAGAGCCTCATCCATAACATTGCCCAACCCTTCCATTGGCGCACGTATATATGCAGACGTAAGGTTACGGGATGCAGTAGCTAATTGAGATACTAATAAACCCCGTCTAACACCTTCTATTCTCATTCCAATATTACGAATCCTATTTTGTGCTTCTAGCAGTGCTTTTTGTTGACCATCTCTTTTTTCTGATGCAGGTCTTGATCTACTAATAGTAGAAAGTTTTTGTAGTATTTTTCCTGCTTCACTACCTGATCCAACTACCGTTAAAACATAATCTTCAAAAGATAATCCATATTTATTTAACATATCTACTAACTCTTCTCCTGCCATCATGTCTTTTGAAACAGTTAGTCTATATAAATTATCTATAACAGTTCTTTTATTATTAAATGCAGTAGGATATTTTTCTTTTAACTTAGTTGCTACAGCTATAATACCTTCAAACTTACTAGAGTCTAAAAGAGGCTTCATTATAGTATCACTACCAGTAGCTAAGTGTGCAAATTCACTAGACATCACTTCAGTTTCTTCAAGTCTTTTTAAAAAGTTTCCGACAGTGCCTTTCTGTAATGTATAAGTTTCTTCTGCTAATACATCTCCTACCTCACGGGCAGCATCATCATCTAATATTTTTTTACCATCTTTGTCTAGCTTATGTATAACAAAACGTTTATCTTTTGCTCGTCCTACATTTATTTTTTCTTCAAACTGATCTATCATATCCTCTGTAATTACTTTACCTGCTTTAGAATTTGCTACAGATGCAGCTAACATCCTTGCAGTTTCAAGTGCTTCTCTTGTAGCTATCTCAGCACCAGCATAATTTTTTCTTCTTGCATCAATGGCATCTATCTTTTCCATTGTTTTTATATTTTTAGCTGCAGCCTTATATGCCTTTTCTGCTGAACCAGTTATTCTTCCTATTGCTCCCACAAAAGGAAGTTGCTCTGCAAATTCTAATGCACCACCAATAACATCAGCAATACTTTCAGCTAATAGTTCAGGTGTTTGATCTACTCTACTTCTTCCAGCTACTGCTTTGTTAAGTAAGTTATATGCTTTAGGATCATCTTTTTGTAACTCAGTTACTTTATCTTCTATTAAATCTACTGTATTAGCAACGCCAATACTTATTGCATCAGATGCAACCATAAGAGAATTATAACCCCAAACAGGTGCTATCTCTAACATCTTTGCTAGTATTGGTGCAGGTCTTTCAAATTTATTAGTAGGTGATCTAAAATCTTTTATTAATGTAGGTGAAACTATTTCCTCTATGTACTTATCTACATCTTCATAACCTGCATCTTTTGCATCTTGTATTAATTTATTTTCTCTAGCCTCACCTACTTTAGCTGTTTCACGGAGTTCTGCCCTGCGCTCTCCTTCATTATCACCTTTAAAGAATCCCGGCATTTGAGAAAATGGATCAAAAAAACCTCTAAGGTTTGAACTGGCTATAGGTTGATCTTCTACTGGACCTGTTAAATTTTTAAATGCCTGTTGTAATCTGTTAGATATACCACTAGAATCAGTGCTTTCTTTTTCTGTATCTATTGTTATGCTACTACTTGAAACAGGATTGCTTACACTAGTGTCTGGTATAGGTGGTATTAAAAGTACATTACTTGCATCTTCTTCTATGCGACGAAGATTACTTTCTGTGCTTGTATTGTCTGTTTGTAGTTCTTCTTTTTCTTTTTTTAAAGTACTACTTTTTCCAAGCAACAAATTTTCAATGTCTTTTAAATTACTCATATAATTAACCTATGTTACCGGAACTGTACCTAAAGGTACATATTCATTTCCCGGTACGCCAACCCACATTACTTGAATAATATTATTATCTTTTCTATAAGTAATAATATCTCCTACGTTTCTTGTTTCTTCTGCTTTTTTAATTTCTTCAAAAGAAGAATACTGATTAGTATAATTAAAACCTTGCGTTCTCATTATACCAGCAGCATAAGATTGTAAATTTCCTATTGTGTCACTTTCTAATGACGCAATTTCATCATCCATAAATTTATCACCTAAGGATTTAGTACCTTTTCTTAAAGAGTTTACAGCTTTTAAATCTGCAACATTTATACCAAGTTTATCTCCTTTCATGCCCCTGTTAAATCCAGTTTGTAAATCTATTCCTGCTTCGTATACACCTAAATGTCTATTTCTATGAGATGCTATATGCCTAGATACAGTGCTTTCACTAAATGATCTACTATCACCACCACTAGTATCTTCAGCTTGTGCAATAAGATTAATGTCTTGCATAAACAGCATTTTTTTAGCTTCTATTTTGTCATATTTTTCCTGACCTTTTTCTGTAGTTAAATCTAAATCTATCTGTTGATTACTTAATTTCATTATTGCTTCATTGTGATTACTTACTTTAGAATTTACTCCACCATACATAGCACTTATTGCATCAGAGTCAATTACAAGGCTAGGTTGTTTAGATATTTCTGAAATTTCTCCAGCGGTTATTGGAACTGTACCTTTAGTTTGTAATGTATAAAAACCTGCTGTATCAACGCCATTTTCTCTACCAAACTGTATATTAGTAATAACATCTTCTATTGCACCTTTTCCACCTTTAGCTAGTTCTTTTGCTACAGGTAATTCCATACCCATAGCAACTAACTGACTAATATATTCTTCAGCCTGTTCAGTTTTTATATCTTGTCTTACTTTTTTATTTAAGTCATATTGCCTAGCTTCTGTAGCAATTTGCCATTGACGTTGCTCTGCTGTTGTCTTGTCTTTTCTTGCTTGTTCTCTATTTTCTTGTAGTACTCTGCTACCACCTCTAGCCATACCACCTAAAAAAGAAGTTATATTAATAGCCATTATATTCTCCTTGACATAATGCCACCTTCTTGTGGACTTTCTTCAGGCATAGTTTCAGGTTCAACCATAGGCATTTCTTCTGTAGTTTCTTTTGGCATTTTATCTTTTATTCTTTTTGCAGCTAATTCAATTTTACTTTCAGGTATTTTGTCTTGATCAATTTGTTTTTCAATTCCCATATTATATTCTATACTTGAACTTTCTGCTACATATGCTATAAGTTCCATAATTACAGGAAGTAACTGAATAGATACATCAATTGTATGTTTACCTTCCATTGCCCCACTTTGAACAATTACTTCAGCTAAAGATGTTACAGGAGTACCCATCTCAAGAGTGTCTAATAAAGATTCATTAATTTCTGGATCGGTAATTTTTGTTGCATAAAATTCAAATGCATCCTCAACAGTAGTATACTGTGCAGGTTGCTGCCAAGGTCTAGCACCTACTTCTGCAGTTAAAGACTGCCCCGGTATTGGTGCATCAAAAAGTTTATTATCTTCAGCCATTGTTTAAACCTGCCCTTAATTTTTGTAACTGTTTAAATTGATCTAACAGATAGTCTGGTTTAGTGTCACTAGTTTTATTTTGTACTGGTCTATTTCTATTCATTAAACCACCCGACATAGATTCTTCTATTTCAGGTGTGTCTGTCATACTTTTATTTAAATAATTTTTATACGCTGTTAACGCTTGTCCATTTAACGCCATATTGTTTTCCTATATATTAAAATCCAGCTACACTCATAAATAGTTGACCCACAAAGTCACCCATAGCATTTGATGCAGCAAGATCAGCTTCCATTTCAGCTTGTGTTCTTGATTGGTCTGCAGCTAAATGACTTAATGTTATTGCGTTTTGTCTGTCACGTTCATTATCAGAAGATGTCCATGCCCATTCCATAAGATCACCATGTTCTTGCCACAGATTAGAGTATGCTTGATTAGATATTCCTAGTACATTAGTTGCATTTATTTCATTAGCTCTATTTATAGCTGCAGTTTCAGCAGTTGCTATTTCTCTTCTCCAACCTGCATTAGATTGAGCAACTACTAAAGCATTGCTTGCATTAAATTGATCACGTTGATTTTGTATTTCGGAATTAAATTTTGATAGTGCATTAGCTTCACCTGCATTAGATTGCTCTATGGCATTTTTTTGTGCATCATTAAACTGATTGTTTTGAGTTTTTAAATTTACAAAGAATTGATCTGCTTGATTTTCAGATGTAGCGTTAAACTGTAGTGCTGCATTTTCTGCTGCAGTATCACTAAACAATGCCTTGCTACGTTCTTGCCCTTTAAACAATTCTGTTTGTTGTTTGTTAGATAGGTTAGCCATGTCCATAGCCAAGAAAGATTTAGCATTTTCTACTTGTGTTTGTTGACGATTGTTAAGATTAGCCATGTCTAATTGTGAAAGTGCTGCAGCTTCTGCCATAATAAGACCTTGCTTATTAGATAGGTTAGCCATCTCCATAGTATTAGCGGCACGACTATTTTCAATTGCAATAGTTTGTTCTGCAGTAAAGTTCATGTTAGCTATATCACTAACCTTAGCTGCGTTCATTACTCGTGCTTGAAATGCTTGGTCAAACTCTTGTCCTAAAAACTTAGCTCTTTGCTCTGCAGATTGCATTGCACGTGCCTGTCTGTTACTAAGGTTAGCCATCTCAAACCCTGCAACTGTTTGTGCATCTGCCATCGCAATAGGTAGTGAAGACTCCATAGCTGCCTGTACAAGAGCCATACCTGCCATGCTGCTTGCACCAAGACCACGTGCCGCCATTTGTGCAGATACATTTCTCATTGCTCCTGCAGCCCAAGGCGGTGTAGCACCACCCTCAAAGTCCTGCATTAAATCTTCAAGTTGTCCCTGTACTGTAGCTTTTTCTGTAGGTGTAGCCGTTGCTGCCTGTATTTCTTCTGTAAACTTAGCGGCACTTGCTGCATCTGCAACAGGATTAACTTCTTCTTTAATATCCATAACACGTTTTTGAGTTTCAGCTACTTCTACAGACTTACTTTGTGCAGCCTCTAAGTCACTAACCATAGTTTCTTTAGTTTCTTGTGCGTCTACTTCTTTTGTTACAGTTCCTGTTTGTGCTTTAGTTTTATCAACTACATCATCTACAGTATCTCCTGCTTTTGCAAGATCAGTTGTAGCTACAGTAGATGGTGTTTGGATTCTAACTTCATCTTCATCAGATATATCTGTAGTACTGGCAACGGCTTTTGTTTGATCTGCACGAGGATCATCACTAGTAACTTGGGAAAGACCAAGTTGCACACCTTTATTCATCATATCTGCTTCTGTACCTACAGCTTTAATTTCTGCACCTGCAGGTATAGCACCTGTAGCCATACGATCAATAGTATCTTTTTTAATTTGCGGTACAGTTCCACCCTCTTGATAGTTTTTACGTACCATACCACCTTGCATCATCTTTACAGCTTGTTGCTTGTACATATCCATCTGTTGCTTTGCTTCAGGGTTTTGTTCTAAGTACCCGTCAAAGTTAGACATGTCACCAGTGTAACCTAGCTTACCTGCAATACGCTTCTGTGCGTCTGGTTTGAATCCTTGAAACTGAATCATTCGTTTATCTTTCTTTTGTTACCATTTACCTTGTTTAGCACCTACTAAGTACAGGACAACTAACAATGCCCCTACACCTGCCAGTAGCATTAACCCTATTATAACACCATTAATACAGTTATCTATAAACTCTTTTTGTGCGTACACTGCATCTCTTTGTGCCTTACGTTGTTGACCCTCTATTCTTACTATCTCTTTCCAAGCTGACGGTCCATAAACAAAAGAGATGTATTCCTTTAGCTCTTCTCTCATCTCTTTGAGCTTCTGCTTTTGTGTCCAGATCTCTAAGGCAGTAGCTTGAGTGTCACTAAACATCTTATACATTGGCGGCTTCTGAGCTTTTTTCTCTAAGAAGTCTAAGTCACTTACCGCCTTAGACCATTGAGATAATGTTTGGCCCATAGATGAGATGTCTTTCCCTACATCAACAGCTTTCTTTATTCCTTTGAAAGCAGCCGTAGCTGCAGCCATTGCTGTAAAAGGGTCCATAGTAAACTACCTTATTATCTAGCAGAATTTGCGGCTTGCATCTTATCTACTGCATCCCGTATTGCCTTTATGTTTTCATCAATGCGTCCTAACATTACAGCCTGTAGTTGTGATGTTTTTTCTATTTCGTTTATTCGTATCTCATGCCTAGCTATTTCACGGGCATTGCTTGTTACGTTTGCGTCTAGTGATGACATATACCACACAAGACCTATAGTTTGTACAACGATAGCGAGTACAAATGTAAGAGGTATAGACTTAGATAGATGCCATTCTTGCGCCATTACCAAGGCACTCCATTAGAGTTAGCAGCGGCACGATCTATCTGACCTTGTACTTTTGCTGTACGTTCATCTTCAATACGCTTCTTAGCTTCAGCGGCTGTTTCATCACCTACTTTAAGGCTGTCATACACCCACCCAAGAACGTCACTTTCTTTTAGGTCTGCGTATGCAATGTAGTCTGATGCAGAAGGGTCAGCAGTGCATCGTAACTTGCCACCTTCTTGTGCTGAGTATGTACCGTCAGTTGCGGTTAGTGACCAGTAAACAAGGAATACACCACCGTCTGAGTCTTTATGCGTCATGTTACTGATGCTCCAAGTTGTAGTTATTGCCATTGTTTGTTTCTCCTTTATGACAGTGGGTTATCCGCAATACATAACGCAAGACACAAGTTTTACACCTGTGTTGCTATTGCCGATTGTTACTTTTCCGATTGTTTTACTTCTCATAATGTCATCTGACTGCACTTTAGCTGTGCCATCACCATTACTTTCAAGGAGATCTCCCCCTACACAAGCACCTGTTACTTTTACTGAGCCAATACCTACAGCAGCTATTATGGGTTTATCATACCCATTAAAACTTGTAACAACCCCATAGACTCTTTTATCTCCTACAGAATCTGACACTTTTACTTTTGCGTGATCTGCTCTTGTCTGCCCAGCTTTAGGGCTACCATCTGCAGCATATACATCTAATTCATCAATCGTACTAACAACAGTTCCGACTGCTGTATTTGTAGCAATACCTGAACTTTCGTGTGTTCCTGAAAATCCATTATAAGATACTGTAGATCCTGATACAGATATATTTCCTTCAGCCGTAGTTGCACTTCTAAATCTAAATATTTCTCCATCATCTATCATATTAAAATCGTGATGATCTGTAGTAGTAGAATAAATTCTTCCTGTTGCGGTAAGATTAACACCTGTTTCTGTATTTTGTGTAGCTAAAGAATTGTTAGTAGTCCCAAAACAAACAGTATCCGCAGAAGCATCAACAAACAGCATATTGGCGTTGCCGTTACTCTCAACACGGAAGTCTACGTCTGCACTATCTTCATTAAAAACAGCAGACGTTGGACCAAGCCTTAGTTTTTCTATGGCTGGATTTCCTCCTGTAGCCGTATCAAATATAAGTCCACCAGCCTCAGAGGTATTTGTAACTTCGGTTAAAAAACCAGTAATAGCAGCATATTCTGTTTGATTGTTTGCTGAATCATCTGCATTAAATACTATGCACCCAACATGGTCATCATTTTCTGCGTTGCTATTATTTCTAGATAAATCTAAAACAGGTCCTCGAATTCCATCTGCATCAGTAGACTCAAGTTTTAACTGAAATCCATTACCGCCATGTGTCATTGTTGTAAGAACATTTTGTATCGTAAGCGTATCATCAGCGGCATCAAGAACAAATGCATTCGCTTGTGCATCAGTTTCAATACGGAAGTCTACATTTGCACTATTTTCATTAAAAACAGTTTCCGTCGGAGGCATATATAGTCTATTTACATTTGCACCTGCTATTCTTGTGTTTATAGCAAAAGCCCCACCTTCTGCGCCATTACTTGCATCAATAATAGACGCATTAATTCTGGCATATTCAGTAGCCGTACCAGCATCATTGTCACCATAAAATTCTAGTATGCCTAGTTGGTCATTATCAGCAGGAGTGCCACTGTCTCTCTGTAAAATAAGTCTTGGACCATCACTTGCCCCTGCTTCTGTAGAAACAAGGCTCATTAAATGTCTGTCCGTAGAGTGAAACTGACTTGATGTAGCTCCACTTACATTAAATACTCCACCTAAGTCAGTAGATGTCCCAATGTTTACATGGTCATTACCACCATCAACGAAGAGCATATGTTGATTACCGTTACTCTCAACACGAAAGTCTACATCAGCACTAGCCTCGTTAAAGACTGCTCCACCATCTTGAGTTAAAGCACCATCAATATCTACTGCGTCTAAGTTAGTTGTTCCATCAATATCAATATTACCTGATATGTCTAATGTTGCAGCTACAACGTCAGTCATAGTAGTCGTACCAGTGAACGTCTGGTTAGCTACCTCAAAGGGTGTGTAGCTTACAACATCTACAATGTCATTGACTACACATTCAGCTAGTACAACGTCACTCCCATTAGTAGCTGTAATATCGGCAGGACTTAGATGGACACCATTGAGGTACACATCTACAAACAGAGGTGTATAACCTGCCGTGTTAAACGTAGTCTGACCAGCAGTAGCAGTAAAGGTTTCCCTATGTTGGGTAGCCTGTGGTACTGGTACTGATCCTAAATATCCTGCCATGTTTGTTTATCCTTGTGCTTCACGCATTGCTTTGTATGCAGCCTTAACATCGTCAGTCCAAGCAGCATTAGCTATAGCTTGTACACTTGCAGCTTCACCTGAGATGTCTGTGGCTGTGTGCGCCCAACTTGCAGCAACAGCCGATACTGCCTCTACTGCTTCTCTGGTTACATTGCCGTCACTGTCTTTTTCTTCAGATACAGCCTCAACAGCAACTACTGCTGGTGTGTAGACTGAGTTAAATGGCTGAAGAACGTGCCTGTGGAAACCACGACTAAGTTCTGTCTTAGAACCGTCTGCCTGTTCTTCCATGATCTTAGTTGCCTTGCGAACTTGTATGTTCCAAGTGCTTACGACTTCTATTTTGTCGTACTCTGTTTCTTTAGTTATATCGCCATTTGCCATATTTTATCTCCTTTATGGTTTGGACTGTCCAACCTTAGAATCCACTAAGGTTATGCTGTTGTATAAGTCAGTGTTGTTTGTAAATATCTTCCAGTACCAGCCGTAATACTAATATCTTGCCAAGCAGCATTTGAGGCTATCCCCCTAAAATTTATTTGTGAAGATGATGCTTCAGCAACAGCGTACTCTCCGGAAAAAGTCATTGAATAGAATTGAACTGCGCCTGAACCTCTGTTTCCAGTAGCACTTCCAGCCGCAAAAGGAAGCCCTGTGACAACCATAGAGCCAGAGCCGCCTGAGGTATTAACGCTTTCAAAAAACATACTAACTGTTACTGACCGCCCTATTTTTGTGTAAAGACCTGTTACCGTTGGTGGCGTTGATGGTGGAGTGGCTGATGTCAGAGTTGCTGTGAACGTACCTTCTTCATAGTCATCCAGCTTATTAGCCGCACCAGTGCCGCCAAGGTAAACACCGCCTGAGAGGTAGAGGTCTTTCCATTTACCGTTGCTTGCACCAAGGTCTTGAGTTGAATCAGAAGTTGACCCGTTTTTCATTGGCCTTACTTGGTTAGAAGAGCTAAGTAAAATACCCGAAGAGTTAGTTCCACTTGCGGTTATGTATAGTTCATTATTATAAGGTGTCCCAATACTCCCCACCGCAGAGCCGTCTTGGCGGATCGAAATAATGTCACCATCACTGCTTTTTCTATTAACAAAAAGACATGGGTTTCCGTCAACACTTGCTTGGATATTGCCAAGTGATCCGTGCGAACTACCAGCTACATTGTTTGTTGCGGGTGAGTTATTTGTGGAACCCACCAGCAAATTTCCGCTTGTATCTAATACAACACGAGTTGTTGAGTTTGTATTGTCATATATTCTAAAACTGTCACTAGAACCATCAATTTGTAAATCATAGCGTTGTGCATCATTGATTAAATTAATGCCCGGATAAGTATTAGCATCTGTTGCTTGTATTACTAATGCAGCACCTGATGTTCCAGATATAGTTCCGCCTGTGCTGCTAGTCTCAAACTTTTTAGAGTTGTTGTGGTATAAATTCACTGCACCGTCTGCATTAGCAGTAATCATATCCTCGCCAGTGTACTTCTGTATTTGTACTCTATCATTTCCCCTTAAATAAAGGCGACCTGTACCTGCATCATCAACGTAGCTATTAGACCCATCATGATAAATCTGGAGGTCAGAGCCAGCACCAAATATGGCTTTAGCATTGTCAGGAAACAATATGTCATCAGTTCCAGTAGGTACGCTAAACACTACAGCGTCTGCATCATTCTTTAATGTAATGT